ATGACCCGCCCCGTCAAACCCATGTCCTTTGCCCGCCAACCCCTCGACGAGATCCTTGCGGGGACGGGCAGCGTGCGCGTGCTCCGTGCGCTGGATGCGGTATATGGCAATGCGCTGTCCGTCTCGCGCCTGGCCCAGGACACGAGACTGACGCCGGACGGGGTCAGGGGCGTGCTCAACGGCCTCGAACGGACGGGTGTCGTCGAGAGTCTAGGTTCCGGCCGGACCCGGTTGTTCCAGATAGTCCGGCGCCATCCGATGGCCCAGGCCCTGAATTTCTTGTTCGATTGTGAGCGGGTGCGCCTCGATGAATTCCTGGCTGCGGCGCTGGCTGAAGCCGCCGATGACCGGATCGTCGCCCTGTGGCTGTTCGGCAGCGTTGCCCGCGGCGAAGATACGGCCCAGAGCGATGTCGACATTGCGCTGGTGGTTGCTGCCGAGCCCGAGACGGTCGATACCGTTGCCGATGCCTTCCGCGCTGCCCTGCGTCCGCATGAAAGGGCGCAGGCCTATGCCGCATCCGTCACCGCCATTCCGCAGAGCGAAATCGCGCGCCTGATTGCCGAGCGCTCGCCGCTCTGGTCCGATCTGTTGCGGGATGCCCAAATCCTCAAGGGCGCCGCTCCGGAACGCCTGGCGCAGCAAGCGCGGTCTCCTCGATCGCCTCGGCCCAAGGAACGGGCATGACCAGAACCGGCGCCTCCAAACCGGCGGATGCCGGTTTTGCACTCGGTCGCCTGAGGAAGGCGATCGCCTTCGAAGCAGCGGCCGGGCTTGCCTTCGAGCATCTCGACCGCGTGCGCGACACGGCGCCGGTGTCCTCCAATGCCATCCTGGCCGCGATCGCCTATGCCGACGCGCTGACCGCTGCCTATGGCGGGCGGGTCAACCAACAGGATCACGCGGCCGTGGTCAAGCTGCTGCGCGACGCTCTGGGCAAGGCGCTGCCCACTGCCCAGGAGCGCCGGCTCGACCGGCTGCTCGGCCACAAAGACGAGGTGCAATACGGTGTGCGGGTCGGCCGCAGCGACGATGCGGAACAAACGATTGAGGCGCTGGAGGCGTTCGGGAGTTGGGCCAGAGCGCTCCTCGCCGCCCGTTCCGTGTCGATCACCGCCGCCGACGAGGGCAGCAGTTCGGACTGACTGAGCGGGAGCCGATGCGGCGTTCTGCAAACGTCTAAAAAACTTCTTGACTCCCCCGCCCGGCTGTGGCATAGTCTGAGCATAATTTCCAGAGTTGCGCCCGCAAGGATCCGTTCCTTGCGGGCGTTTCCATTTGTGGGGTATCGATCGATGCTGCTTTCCGGGGAACGCCGCGCCAAGGCGGCGCATTTTTATCGTCGCGAGAGTGCCACCGCCATGCCGCGGCTCCGGGCGCTGGGCCGGGTCCAGGCCTGGCGCGCCGGCGATGGCGAGCAGGCCCGCCCGGTCCGGGCGGTGGCGCCCGCCGGGCCGGCGCAGCCCCTGGCGGAGGAGCTGCCCCATGCCGCCTGACCCCGCCGAGGGGCTGGCCGGCCCGGAGATCGACTGGACGGCGATCCAGTACCATTACGAGGCGGCAACGCTGTCCATCCACGAGATTGCGCTGCGCTACGGTACCAAGGACACGACGCTGCGCGACCGGGCCAAGCGCCTGGGTTGGCAGCGCGGCGACCGGACCGGCCTGGCCCATACCACCCCCCTGGCCGATCGCAAGCAGCGCGTGCAGGGCCGCCATCAGCGCGACATCGCCGCCTTGCTGGCGCTGCTCGACAAGCTGCGCAGCGGGCTCGAACGTATCGTCGACGGTGCTGCCGAAGCCCGCGACGACCGGCTGCTGACCAAGACCGGCGGCGCCATCGAGGCCTTCAACGTGCTGGCCAATTCCCAGGCCAAGCTGGTGCAGCTGCACCGCCAGGCCTTCGGCCTCGACCTCCCGACCATCGAAGATCCCCGCCAGTTTGCCGAAGAATTGCGGGCTGCCCAGCGTGAAATGGAGGCGATGAGCCGTGGGATCCCAAAGCCACCTGACCTCTCGCTGGACGGACCTTTGGAGCCATCCGGTGCAGGAGGCCTATAGCAACAGCAAGCATCGCTTCAACACCGTGCCGGCCGGGCGACGCTCGGGCAAGACCGAGGTCGCCAAGCGCCGGCTGATTAAGCGCGCGATCGATTTCCCCAAATTCGACACTCCCCGCTTCTTTGCCGCCGCGCCCACCCGCGACCAGGCCAAGCGCATCTTCTGGCAGGATCTGAAGGACCTTGTCGCGCTCAAGTACCGGGCGGGGCCCGCGATCGAATCGGATCTGATCATCCCGCTCAAGAATGGTGCCGAGATCCACGTCTTCGGCATGGACCGGCCCGAGCGGATCGAGGGCACGCCCTGGGATGGCGGCGTCCTCGATGAATATGCCAATATGAAGCCGGAGGCCTGGGCCGCCCATGTCCGGCCGGCGCTGGCCGATCGCAACGGCTGGTGCGACCTGATCGGCGTTCCAGAGGGTAGAAACCATTACTACGACATGGATCTGGCCGCGAAAGCCGCGATGCGCGAATTCGGCGCGGCCAGCGAATGGGCATCGTTCCACTGGGTCTCGGCCGATATCCTGCCGGCCGGGGAAATCGCCGCGGCCCGGCGCGATCTCGACCCGCTGACCTTCGCCCAGGAATACGAGGCGAGCTTCGTCAATTTCGAGGGGCGCGCTTATTATCCCTTCGACGCGGCCGTGCATTGCGCCCGACTCGACTACGACCCACACCAGAAGCTATTCCTCCGTGCTGATCGATAGCCAGACCTTCGAGAATTTCACCAACCAGACGGCCAGCCAGATCGCCACCACCATCGCCGGCCGGCACGGGCTCTCGCCGGTCGTCCAGGCGACGACGATTCCAGTCGGGACGAAGAACGCGAATGACAGCAGTTACAGCCGGGTCACCCGCCGCGAATCGGAATGGGACCTGCTGACCCAACTGGCCCGGAACGAGGGCTTCGTCTGTTACGTGCGCGGGAGGAGCCTCTATTTCCAGCCGGATACCCAGCCGTCGGGGACACCCTATGCGCTGATCTGGACACCGGCGACGGTGCCGGGTGCCGCCCCTTCCGGCAATTTCAAGAGCCTGCGCCTCAGCCGGGCGATCACGCTGGCCCGCAACATCACGGTCGAGGTGCTGAGCCACGATCCGGGCACGGGCAAGGCGGTATCGGCCACGCAGAAATCGACGCTCACCGGCCAGGCGGCGCAAGGCCAAGCGGGGATCGGGCCGCAAACCTACAAGATCGAGATCCCCGGCCTGACCCAGGCCCAGGCGCTGGCCCGTGCGCAGCAGATCCTGAAGCAGTATTCGCTGTTCGAGCGGGTCATCGACGTGCAGATGCCGGGCGATCCCTTCCTGGTCTTCGAACAGCCGATCACGCTGTCGGGCACCGGCACCGACTGGGACCAGCGCTATTTCGCCGATCGGATCGAACGCAGCCTCAGCCTGACAGGCGGTTTCACCATGTCCATCCGCGCCAAGAACCACAGCACATCACAGAATTCGACCGGCACGCCGGGGGCATCATGAGCGCGGTGCTGACGGCGCAGCAGGCGGCGGCGCTGGCGGCGGCACCACGCTTTGCCATCGTCGATCGCTACGATCCGGCGACATATCGGGCCAGCGTCGTGCTGGCCCCGAGCCCCGATGGCCAGACGCCGCTCACCGGCTATATGCCGGTGCTGACCGGCTATATGGGCAATGGCTGGGGCGTTGCGGCGCCGCTGCAGAAGGGCGATCAGGTCATTATCCTGTTCGTCCAGAACCACCCCGACCAGGGCGTCATCCTGGGGCGGATCTATGATCAGCCGCATCCGCCGCCGGATCGAGCTGACGGGCAGGCAGCAGCCGCCGGCGAACTCGTGCTGGTCCACGCCTCCGGCTCGCGCATCCAGGTGACGAATGACAGCAAGCTGCTGGTCAATGGCGCGCTGGAAATCGATCTGACCGCGCCGACGATCGGCATCACGGCAACCACGGAAGTCACTGTGACGGCGCCGGCGATCGCGATCGGCTCTGCGGGCGAGAGCCTGCAAACCCTGATGACCAAGGCAGCTCATGATCTGCTCGCCGGTCACACCCATTCGGGGGTGTCGGCGGGTGGCGGTACCACCGGTCCGATGGTGCAGAGCTTCCCCGCCGACGCCCTCACCGCGGCCTTGACAGCAGGATGATGCCATGTCGGATGCGGCTGACCTTTTCCATTACTGGGGCAATGATTTGCAGCCGGGGCCGACCGGCGATATCGCTCCGGCGTTTCGCGCCGACCGGACCTCGCAGCGGATCATACGGCGCTTGCTGACCAACCCGCGCGGCGACTACCCCTGGCAGCCGGGCTATGGCGCCGGGCTACCGGCCAAGATCGGGCAGAACCTGGATCTGGGGCATTTGCGGGCGCTCATCGTCGGGCAGATCGCGCTCGAGCCCAGTGTGGCGCGGAACCCGGCGCCGGTCGTGACCGTCACCCAAATCCAGGGCGGCGCCTCGATCTATGTCCTCTACTACGACCAATCGGGGCAGGGGACGCCGCTCAGCTTCAATCTCTTCCCGACCAGCACGCCGGCGAACACTTTCCCGATCCCGGTACTGGAAGCGGCCACACCGCCATCGCCGCATCAGTTGCCGCCGGTGAAAGAGGGGCCAACCTCGGGCCTGCCGGACGATACCGCGGCGGAAGCCGCCATCCTTTCAGGATTCTAATCCATGAGCATCCCGATCCCCTATATCGATGCCGGCGGAACTTCCCGGACCATTGCGGCCGAGCAGCTCGGTTCGAACATCGCCTTCGATAGCGTGCCGAACACGAATGGCGCACCCGTCGCGACGGGCAATCCGATGCCGGTTGCCGACGCGGCGGCAGAGGCGAGCCTGGCGACGATCGCGGCTCAGGATACGCTGTCGGCGACCGCTGCCGGCACGCCGGCCGATGCCGCTTATGCGGGCTCGGGTTCGACATCGATCATCGGCGGCCTCAAGGGCCTCTATGCCAAGTTCGGCGCGGTCGTCCTGGGGGCAGGCTCGAACGTCATCGGTGCCGTGACGCAGTCCGGATCCTGGGTTCTCTCGGCCGGATCGGCGCTGATCGGCAAGGTCCTGTCGCTGCCAAGCAACGTCTCGTTCACCACCACGAACGTTACGGCGACGACCGGTTCGACGCCGGTTCTGAGCGCGAACGCAGCCACCGTATTCATGGATATCCAAAACACCGGCACCGTCAACGTCACGCTCTACAACGGGGCCAACATCCTTCGGATCCTCTTGCCTTACGCCACATTCACCCGGGAAGGCGCTGCGATCCCGACGAATGCGATTACAGCGATCGCCGCATCGGGCACCGTCGTCCTCGCCGTCTCCGTCGCCTGATCCACCAATCCGAACTGCTGCTCGGCCTTAGCCGACGGCCATATCCCTACTCAGATAAGGATCAAGCGATGAAGCGATTCCTCGCAGCACTTCTGCTTGCGCTCGTGCCCGCAGTCGCGTGGGCAGATTCGCAACCCGCCATTATTACGTTCGCGTGCGGCGCATCCTCGAAGACGGTCTATTCGGTCGGCGCCGCAACTCCTCCCGTGATCGTCACCAGCGGTGTGATAGGCGCTTCCCAGACCTTCGGCGCCGCCGCGGCGAATTGCGGCACGGCGCAGATCCGGTCAAACGCCGGAACAGCGATGACGGATACGCTGGCCGCCCCGGGTACGGTCGGGGCGAACTGGTACATCTACTTCGCCAATGGCGATTCAACCGCAACCGACACCGTCACGCCTGCATCGGGCACGATCAGCGGTGCTGCCTCATTGGCAATCGCGCCGGGCCAGAATGCGCTGATCGCTTCGGACGGGACGAATTTCTTCAGGATCGGCGGGAACGCCGGCTCGAGCAGCGGCGGCAGTGTCAATATTTCCGCTGGCACGGGTATAACCGTCAGCCCGAGCCCGATCACCGGCACAGGAACCGTCTCGCTGACGAGTCCGGTGTCGGCTGCGAACGGGGGCACCGGTGCCGCGAGCCCGACAGCGCACGGCGTGATGGTCGCCGAGGGCTCAAGCGCGATGACGCCGGCCGGCTTCTGCGCCAACGGTCTCTTGCTCTGGCCATCGACCAGCGGCGACCCGGCTTGCGCCACGACACTGCCCGCCAGCTATGCCTTCACCGGCACGCCGACCTTCAGCAATCCGCTCGCACTCGGCAGCAGCACCGCAACGACCCAAACGGCCGGCGACAACAGCACCAAGGTCGCCACAACGGCATATGTGGCGACTGCGGTCTCGGCCGGCTCGGCAACCGTGCTGCGCGACTACATTGCGGGCTTGACCCTCTCGAATGACGGCACGTCGCCAAACACGGTAATCGACATCTCCGCCGGCCAGGCGACCGATTCGACCAACGTGAAATTGATGACGCTCGCCGCTTTTACCAAGACGACCGCGGCCTTCGCGACGGGAACGGGCAATGGCGGTCTCGACACCGGCACGGTAGCTGCCTCGACCTGGTACCATATGTTCGTGATCTCGAATGCCGCCGGCACGACATTCGATGCACTGATTTCGAAGAGCGCAACCGCGCCGACGATGCCCAGCGGTTTTGCTCTGTTTCGCCGCATCGGATCGATCCTGACCAATAGCTCGTCGCAGATCCTGGCCTTTGTCCAGGATGGGCAGACGTTCTATTGGGGGACGCAGGTGCTCGATCTGAGCAGCGGAGGGAACGGCACCACGACTGCGCGCACGCTCATCACCCTGTCCGTTCCGCCGGGTGTAAAGGTGCGGCCTCTCTGTCGACTGACTATGCCGTTTGGTAGCGCTGGCAGTGGAGGCTTGGGGATGATTGTCACTTCGCCCGACGAGGCTGATGTAGCGCCAACCGTCAGCACGACCAGCTCGCCACCATTGAGTGATATGGGCGAAGTTTCGCAGAGCGGGAACACTGCGTACCTATTTGGAATGAACCTGCAAGGAACGCACTACACGAATACTTCCGCCCAAATTGGGGTTCGTGTCGCGGTCATCAGCGACGGCAATATAAATATAGATACACGAGGCTGGATTGATGACCGGGGAATTTATAACTAGCAGTACGTCTCTCAACAGCACGGCCTTTCTGGCAACGCCGGCGAGTGGAAACTTCTACGGCGCCTTCGTCATCCCCTCGGCGACCGCCTTCGCCGGCGCGGGCGATGTTACCTTCCCACTGAAGACCATCGTCTATTGAGCCGAACCCTTTCCGATCGGATCACCCCATGTGCGTTGAGCAGATTTTCGACGTGAAAGCCTATGGCGCCCTGGGCAACGCGACCTTGGGGGTTGCGGGCTCGGGCCACGATGACGCGCCGAACATTGCCCTGTGCGTCCAGGCGGCACTCGCCTCGGCGCAGCCGTTTGTGATCCTCTTCCCGCCTGGTATCTACCGATTCGACCAGGTGGTCCCGGGCGTGCCGTTCGTGCCATCAGGCTCGGTCTATAGCGGCACGCCGCCGGTCAACTTCGCGGCCCTGCAGTTCCAGGGCGTCTCGAATTTCGGCATCGAGTTCACGCCGGGCGCTGTCCTGCAGATGGATACCGCGAACCCTCGGCGCCCAACCCTGGCCGGCGCCATCAGCATTATCGGCCCGTGCTCAAACGTCACCCTCAAGGGGGTGAATATTCAATGGGCTGCCGCACCGTCGGTCGGCTTCGGAAATAGTGGGCAACCGGCCGTCGCATTCTGGGGGCAGGCAACCGAAGGCGGCGCCTTCTCGATCAACAATATTCGGATCATCGGTGGACTCACGATCAAGAATGCACCGATGTGGGGCGTCGAGTTCTCGGGGTGCGAGGATGTGCAGATCGATTCCGTGACGCTGAATACAAGCGGCCGGGACGGGATGCACTTCTACTCGTGCCGTCGGGCGCAGATTGACCGGGTAAGCGGCTACAACATCGGCGACGATCTGGTCTGCCTCGAAGCACCCTACAACCCGGCCGGCGGGACCGTCGGCGACCGGCAGTACAATCCGCAGCAGGTTGGGACCCTCTTCGGGGAGTGGTCGAACAGTTCCTTCTCGATCGGCTCGATCATGGCAGACGATTGCTCCGCGTCGGCGCTCAAGATCCTTGGGGGATTTGGAGTCTCTGTCGACCAGGTCAGCAGCAACCGTGGCGGCGAGGCAGCCGTATTAGTAGGGGCCTCGGCCGGAAGCCCGACCGGCAACAACACATATTCCTGGCCGGCTTCCCGCGGAGTCCGGATCGGGAGCATTGTGGCGATTAAAACGATCGCCCTACTCATCGAATCACAGCCGGGCGCCGATTACCCCGGCGCAAACATGGATACCAGCGCTACGCTGCCGGCGGGAAACTACCCAGGCGCGAGCGCGGATTATGTCAGCCCGAACTATTGGTACCACGACATTCAAGTCGGCTCGGTGAACTGCTGCGATGTGCCGTGGTCGGGCGGATTCGAAGACGGTGTCCAGCTGCTCATGGCCGCAGGCGTTCAGATCGGAGGTATCTCGGTCAAGACGAGCCCAGGCACCGCGCTCGGTACGACAATGGCGAGCATTCGGCTGCTGACTGTTCAGGACGTTACGCTCGGCAACGTCGAGGTCATCGGCGACGCATCGATATCGGGCGCTGCGAACGGGGTTTTTGTCCAGGGCTTCACTGGAAATGCAGGCACGGCCGCGGAAGCCCAGCCATTCAACAATATCAACATCAGCAGTATATTGACTGATGGCTGCCAGGCTGCCGCAGCGGTGAATTCAGCGATTTGCTTCTCTGGCGTCCGGGGCGGCAATATCGGCCCACTGACGGCCAAGAATTCCGCCTACAGTGGCGTCTTTTTCTTCCCATCGAGCGACATCGACATTCCGAAAATTCAGATCATCGACTGCAATCGCGGCGATTCGAGCACAACGCAGCTCAATGACGCGCTCCAGTTAGGCGGTAGCCGGATCCGCGTCCGGTCGCTCCTGGTACGCTATAACAAGGTCGGCGTGGTCCCGAACTTCGTATCGGTTTTCATTCCCTCCTCGGCAGCCGATTGCCGGATTGACGATTTCCAGCTTGTCTCGGACAGCGTTTCCGGGCCGGCCGGCCCGTCGGGTGGCTCCTTCACCACGTCATCGATCCTCGGCTCCTGGTACAACACGGCGACCGGCCAGCGCGGCGGCGTCTCATTCGGCCGCGGCACGTTCGGGCTGCCGGTCCTCTCCGTCGATGACAATGGCAACCTCGTTGAGTTGACTACGGACACCAGCGAGAATTACCGGATCACTGTCGTGCCTCAGGGCACGCCATTTCCGACCTCTACCAGCACGGGTACGGTACTGTAATTCATGTCGTTCTCCAGAACCTCTGGCGCTATCAAGAATCCCATGCCGCCTGAGTACGTCTCGGGTAACGCGTGCCTTCGGCAAAAGGCCTGATAGCCCTTTATGGCCTGCCAATCACCTCGGTTCTCATAGCAATCATCGACCACGATCCGGCCGCCCGGCACAAGGCGCGCCCAGATCCGCTCAAGGGCGGCTTCGACCGGCATGGCGAGATCCACATCGACGAGCGCGCACGCAATCTGCGGCGGAAGGTCCGTCTCGGGCAAAGTGCAAATGTCGCCCTGGATCAGAATACCTGACGACGCATCATGTAGGGCCAGTACGCGTCGCACCAAGTTAAGCGAGCCGGCAGAGAAGGCGTAGCGGTGATGTTCTCCGTTGCCGGTGGCCACGTCTGCGTCGAACTGAGTAGCAACGAAGCCTGAGAAGGTATCCACGCCAAAATATGGCTTGGGGCGGCCGATATTCCGTAGGAATGCAATTGACCACGCCATAGTGCCACCTTGGGCAAGGCCAATTTCGACGATAGCGCCGTCAAGTTTTGAAGCGTGAGCGAGGGCTTCCGCCCACAGATAGAGGCGATGAGGCTGGAGTCCGATCGGGTGATACCGATATAGGAGCGGTGCAAGCAGCTCTTTTGCCTTATGCCGAAACCGCGCCCCAATGAAGCGGATACCCCTCATCACCCTCTCTCACTTCCTCCTGCTGGTAATAGGGTGTGTATACCTCCCCGAGGGCTACTTCGAATAGCGTCTTGCGGGCACCGGCACTGAAGCCGGGTGAGTGCCCACGAACTCTCTTCGAACCGCACCGGTAACCATGTCCGCGGAAAATCTCTTTGCAGATTTCGCCGACCTCGGACCTGCCTCGCAGAAGATGAGCTCCATCAAGCTACCCAAACGCTCGGTCACCGAAACCGGCCTCTCTCCGATGACACCACCCACCCCTTAAGGCGGTGACCAAGGACGTTTCTCGCAACCAAAGCAACATTCGGACGAATCGCGGCGCCTTCGGGCGCCCTTTTCATTTTGGGAGTTCCCCGATGGCCATTGCCGGTCAGAGTTTCACATCGCTTGTCACCGCGATGGTGCAGGCCGCGAAGGCGGCAGCGACGGTCGCGCTCGATTTTACCGTCGGCTCGATCAATCTCGCCCTGGTCCAGTCCGTGGCCGCGATCGGGTTGTGGCTGCAGGCGCTCATCCTGCTCGTGCTGGCGCAATCGCGGGCTTCGACCAGCCAGGGCGCCGATCTCGATTCGTGGATGGCCGATTTCGGCTTCGCGCGTCTGCCGGCGGTAGCGAGCACCGGGCAGATCACCTTCGCCCGGTTCCAGCCCACCGCGGCGGCGGTCGTTCCGGTCGGTGCGATCGTCGCGACCTCGGTCGGGGGCGCGCAGTTCGCCGTCATCCCCGATACGACCAACGCGGCCTATAGCGCCGCTGCGGGCGGTGCCGGAATCCCCGGATATGCCATCGCCGCCAATGTCGCCTCGATCACCGTCGCCGGTGCTGCCGTCGCGCCGGGCAGCGCCGGGAACGTGCTGGCCGGTACGATTTCGCTCCTGCTGCAGCCGATCAGCGGCATCGACACGGCGACGAATGCCACAGGTTTCGCCGGGGGCGCGGATCCCGAGACCGATCCTGCCTTCCGGACACGGTTCCAGGCCTTCATCGCCGCACTCTTCAAAGGCACCATGCCGGCCTACGCCTATGCGCTGAACTCGCTCCAGGCCGGGCTGACGTTTCAGATCCTGGAGAATGTGAACCCGGCGCTCGTGCCCCAATACGGCTACGTCACGATCTGCCTCGACGACGGCTCCGGCTGCCCGCCGACAGCGCTGCGGCAGGCGGCCCAGGCGGCGGTCGAGGCCGTGCGCTGCGCCGGCGTAACAGTCGGCGTAATCCCGCCGCAAATCGTCTCTGCCAATGTCGCAATGACGCTCACGAGCCTCATTGCGGCCAACCACGCCGCCGATGTCACGGCCGCGTCGAACGCGCTCACCGCCTATGTCAACGCGATCCCCGTTGGCTCGCCGCTGTCGTTCTCGCGCCTGGCGCAGATTGCCTATGACGCGTCGTCGAACATTTCGAACGTAACCGGGGTCACGCTCAATAGCGGCACGGCCGATCTCAGTGTCACGACGGTCCAGGTCATCAAACCCGGCACGCTGGCGGTGGCCTGATCATGATCGGCGACCAGAACGACATCACCAACCGGATCTATCGCTGGCTGCCCTCCCGATGGTTCCCGACCGGGCCGGGCACGCTCGTCTATGCCGTGGTCTCCGGGCTGGCCGGAGGGCTCGCCGCGGTCTACGCGCTCATCGCCTATGCCGGAATGCAGATCCGGATCGCAACCGCGACCGACGGGTTCCTCGACCTGATTTCCGGCGATTATTTCGGCGACACGCTGCCGCGCAATCAGGGCGAGCTCGATTCGGTATTTTCGGCCCGGATCCGTCGCGAGATCATGCGCGAACGCGACACCCGCCGCGCCATCGACCGGATCATCTTCGACACCACGGGCAATCATCCGACCATCATCGAGCCGAACCGCACCTCGGATATCGGATGCTGGCGGCAAGGCTTCGCCTGGGGCACGGGGAATTACGGCTCGCGGGGCCTGCCGTTCCAGCTCTTTGTCACGACCCCGCGGGAAAATCCGAACCCGTTTCCGATCATGATGGGGTGGCGCGCCACTCTCGGCGCCTATCGCGGCCCCTATGCCGCCTATGCCCTGCCCTCGATCTTCCCGCCGCCGCAGCCGCCCGACGCCGCCATCATCGCCGCGATCGAGAAGGTGCGGGCCGCCGGCATCACCGCCTGGCTGAGCCTGACCGATTTGAAGGTGCCGGAAATCCCGGTCCAGACGATCCCTGACGGCGCGCTCGCCCTCAATCAGCCGACGCAATCCGGCTTCAACACGACAATGGGGATGAACTGACATGGCGCAGGCAACCCGCGCATATCTCGACGGGACGGGGGCGCTGAAAACCGCCCTGACCGGATCGAACGGCACGTCCGACGCCACTGGCGTCAGCGTCTTCGATGTGAACGGCAACCCGCTGGGCATAGCGCTCGACGGCACGGACGCGGCCGGCACGCTGCCGCTCACCGGCGGTGCCGGCATCCGAGGCTGGCTCTCGACCATCGCCAGCGCCCTCATGGGGACCCTGTCGGTAACGCTCAAGACCGGATCGAGCGTCATCGGCGCCGTGACGCAATCCGGCGGCCCCTGGACCACGACCGACGCCGCCGATGGTCCGGTGGCGCCGGGTGCCGCGGCGAGCAAGTCGGTGCTGATCGGCGCGCAATACAGCACGACGCCGCCGGCGCCGGCGACCGGGCAACAGGTGGCGCTGCAGACCGACGCCACGGGCCGGCTGTTGACGGTTTCAAGCCTCGCCAGCCCGAATGTCATCACCGTGCAGCCGAGTGTGACCGTCGGGACCTATGCGGCAAAGCAATGCCTGGGCGGTCTCCTGACCTTCCCCGCGGCACTCCCGACCCTCAAGGGCTCGATCGAAGAGGTCGAGCTGCTGGTGGCGAGCGGCGATACCCCCGCCGTGAGCGGCACGCTCTACCTCTTCGATACGATCCCGAGCGGCGGCGGTACCACGACGGATCATGCGAATGCCAGTATCGCCGGCACCGATATCGGCAAGATCGTCGGTGTTTGGCAGATCACCACGGCGGCGGACCCCTCGGGTGCCAATGTGCCGGCCAGCGGGTCGAGTGCCGGCGGATCGGCCAATACGTCCCGGAAGCTGGTCAATGCCGGCAATTCGGCCGTCTACGGCCTCTTCGTCATCAACACGGCCACGGTCTTCGCCGCGGCGAGTGACGTCACCTTCCGTCTGAAAACCTTGTCCTAGTAGGAGGTGCCACTCATGGATCGCCAGACCGTCTATCCGCTCGCCATTCCCTATGAAACCGATTTTCTCTCGGCGCAGCGCTTTGCGCAGGAGGGGCTCGGCCTCCTCGCGATGGACCTCCTCGGCGCCGGGCCGGTTGCGGTCGGTCTCGGCTGTGCTCCGACCTCTCCCGCTTCCCTGGCAATCGTCATCTCGCCCGGTCGGCTCTATCAGACGGCGTTTCTCGACGCTGCGGCCTACGGCACGATCACCGGCGCCAACCCTGCCGGCGGCCTGGCCGCGGATACGAATGTCAACCATGAAATTCTGAAGCAGGGCCTGCTGCGCGATCCGGCGACGCTCGCCTGTGCGGCCCCCTCGACCGCCGGAACCTCGATCAACTACCTGATCGAAGTGATGTTCCAGGAAGTGGACACCAGCCCGTCGGTCCTGCAGTTCTTCAATACCCAGAATCCATCGACACCGCTCGCCGGTCCCAACGGCACGGGCTTGACGCTGCCGACCGTCCGGGCCTGCCAATGCCTGGTGCAGGCGAAGCTGGGCATTGCCGCGAGCACCGGGACGCAAACCACCCCCGCACCGGATACCGGCTGGGTCGGGCTCTATGTCGTCACCGTGGGTTATGGGCAAACGGCCATCATGGCGGGAAATATCTCGATCCTGCCCGGAGCACCACTGCTCTCATCCAATCTCCTGCAGATCATCCAATCTCTGGGATCGCCTCCAGGCACCTATGCCCAGGACACAAGCGGCGTCGCGAACACGATCACGGCCAGCCTGGCACCGGCCCTGACCAGCTATGTCCCGGGCTTCGTCTTCCGCATAAACCCGGCCAATGTGAACACGGGCTCGGTGGTCGCCAATATAAACGGCCTCGGCAATGTAAGCGTCACGGCTCCCGACGGCTCTTCGCTGCAACCGGGCGACATCAGGCCCGGCAAGGGCTTCGATGTCCTCGTGAAGTCCGGGCCGGTTCTGCAGATGCTGTCGTGGCCGCAAGTCAAGCCGAACAAGCGTGTCGCCGTGGCCGCCGTTGCGGCGAACGGCTTTACGGCCGCTTCTCACAATCACTACCCGATCGATACCACGGGCGGCGCTTTCGCCTGCCTCCTCCAGGCCGGCCCGAACTATGGCGACGAGATCGGTTTCAGCGATGCCGGTGGTGCCTGGAAGAGCAACAGCTTCACGATCCAGGGCAACGGCAACCTGATCAATGGCGGCTCGGCTGCCCTCATCTGCAATCTCAACAACGTCTCGTTCAGCCTCGTCTTCCGAGGCGGTGCGTATGGCTGGAGAATCGAATAAATGAGCGATCTATCGGCGCTTTTCGCGACGACGGCAATTTCGGCGGGCGCGCAGTTCAAGTTGATCACGGTCAGCGGCACCTGGGTCCATCCGCAGGCGGGCGTGCCCTATTCCGCCATCATCGTCGCGATCGGTGGCGGCGGTGCGGGCGGCAATAACCAGGGCGGTACCAGTGGCGGGGCCGGCGGCGCCACCGTGTTCGGTACTCTCGCGACCGCCAATGGCGGCTCGGCCGGATCGACCACCACCGGCACCAATGGCGGCAATGGCGGTAGTGGCGGCTTCGGCGGCGGCGGCGGATCTCTGCCCGCCGCCGGCAGCAGTGGCGCCAATAACACCGGGGGAAATGGCGGCAACGGCCTGGACTATACCGGCGGTGGTGGCGGCGGTTCCGGCACGGGCAGCTCGGGTAGCGGTGCCCCAGGCGCTGCGGGCATGACGGCCGCCGGCCCGACCGCCCAGCCCGGCTCGAACGGGAGTGTCTCCGGCGCTTCTCCGGGGCCGGGCGGATGGCCGAATGGTGCGCCGTGGTCGTCGATTTCCACCGTCTCGGCGACCGGTGGGAATCCCGTGACGTTGCCGAGCTTCGCGTGGGTGCCGAATAATCTGGGCGCCGGCGGAAATGGCGGCGCTGCCGGTGCCGGTGTGGGCATTGGCGGCGGTGGTGGCGGCGGCTCAGGCCGCATCGTCACGGCCTTGCCGACCAATCTCACGGCCAACCAAAGCGTCACCATCGGTGCTGGCGGGGCCGCGGGGAGCGGTGCCGGGGCCAATGGCGCCGCCGGGCAACCAGGCTGCGTCGGAATTTGGTTCTGGCCGACCTGATCGGGAGACAATCTCATGCCGCAAGCCCAAATCGTCGACGGCGTCGTCCACTGGATCGCGACCGATGCCCAAGCCGCTGCCTATCCGCCGAACCTTCTGCATTTCGTTGGCCTTCCCGCCGGGTCGCCGGTGCAGGAAGGCTGGCGCTTCAACGCCGCATCGGGGGTGTTCAGCGCACCGCCGGCCGTGCCGCCGACGCAATAGCCGGCCCCGATCATTCCAACCGCCCGAGCATGGGCTTTCATTTGCCAGGAGGATGGGCATGCCCCCTCGTGATGACCTCGCAGACATTCAGGTGGATCTGGACAAGCGGCTCTCCGTGCATGAGGCGATCTGCGCCGAGCGTTATGGCAAGATCGTGGCCGGGCTGGACGAGATGAAGGCGATCGTGGCCGAACAGGGCAAATCCCTGGCCTCGGTCGCCATCAGGCTGACCGAAGGCGCCGGCAGCGGCCGGGCCGTGCGGGAAGTGATCGCCTATGTAATCGCTATCGCCAGCATCATCGCCGCGCTCTATTCCGGCGGCCTCGTGCATGTCGGCAAGTGATCGGGGCCGCTTCGCAATCTCGGATTTCTCAGAAAGGGCGCTTTCCAGCGCCCTTTTTCATTTCAGGAGAACAGCATGGCTTTCCAATGTCCGACCAATCGGAAAATCACCGACAAGCCCAGCTTCCTCGATGACGCGAAGCTGCCGGCGCCGCCGCCACCCGGCATCGCCCCGGTCTGGTCGCCGGGCGATGGCGCCGTCGCCACGCTGACACCGGCCGCTGACGGGCTTTCGGCCGAGATCGTGCCTCTGGCCGCCGGCAGCTACACCTATGGCTTCACCGCCGGCGCGCTGAGCTATACCGAGGTGATCGAGTTTGCCACCCCGGTCGCCAGCGCGGTCGCGTCCGGCGTCACGGCCCAGCCCATTGCCTGA